CTCTTAGAAGATGCTGCTGCTGGCAGTGCATCAATCCAACAAAATTCAGAAAAGCTTGAAGCTGTTAAACGCAGTGTAAGAAAATCTGCACCAATCGCAGCTCCAAACTTTGTTGCTGATCTTTCTGATAAAAAATCCAAGCGCACCAAAGCTAATGCTGTGCGTGGTTGGTTCCTTAGAGGTACCAGGGGTTTCAGGTCTGAATTTGCTGCTGCAGCAAATGAAATTGGGCTAGACCTTAATTCCAATGAACTCAATCTTGAAGCCCGAGCCCAAGGTGTTGGTTCCACTGGCATCGGTGGTGCCTTGGTTAATGATGAATTCTACGGCACACTTACCCAAGCTATGCGCGATTATAATGCAGTGCGCCAAGTGGCAACTGTAATCAGCACCAGCAATGGTTCAAACATTCAAATGCCATGTCTTGATGACACCAGCAACGCTGGAACGCTCATTGCAGAAAATGGTTCTATCTCTGAAGTAGCTTTGACTTTCACCAACAAAACCATGGCAGCGTATAAGTTTTCATCGGGTCAGGTTCTGACCAGTTATGAACTTATGCAAGATGCCTTGATTGATGTTGAAAGCCTTGTTGCAGAACAAGCCGGGATTAGGATCGGGAGAATTCAGGAAAGCTTATTCACCACTGGTACTGGATCATCCCAGCCCCAAGGTATTGTGGTTGGTTCTGCTGCTGGTAAAACAGCTAGCGCAACTAATGCAATCACTGTGGACGAAATCATTGATTTGGTGTTCTCTGTAGACCAGGCATATAAGACCACTGGCAATGTTGGTTTCATGTGTCATCCTTCCATCTTGGCAGCCATTGCCAAATTGAAAGATGATAACGGATCACCAATCTTCAGCCAGACCTATGCAGGTGCAGATGCCAGAGTGCCAACCATCATGGGTTATCCTGTGACCCTGAATTCCAACATGGCCTCTTCCTTATCTGCTGCAGGTAAAGTTTTGCTGTTTGGTGATTTCAGCAAATACTTTGTCCGTGATGTGGCAGGTGATGGTGGTATAACCATTGTGCGCCAATCAGAAACCTATGCGACATCTGGCCAAATTGGTTGGGTGGCTATCGCTAGATCTTCTGGTTTGCTTTTGAGCGCAAATGCAACCACTTATAACCCTGTTAAACACCTAATCATGGCGGCATCGTAATGCTAGTAACTATTTTAAAAAACCTGTCTGGTCTTGGAAAGTCCTTTAGGACTAGACAGGTGGTTGATCTTCCAGACGATGTGGCTGTTGAATGGTGCAGGATTGGTTATGCCAGTCCTGCGTCACCAGCAGTTAAAGAAAAATCAGTTTCAAAAGTCATACCTGAGGTAAGAGACCATGGAAATCAAGGGCAAAATTCAGGTAGTGGCACCACCGACAACCGAACCTCTGACACTGCAAGAGGTAAAAAACCATCTAAGAGTTGATGGCAATTATGATGATGCGCTTTTATCTAGCTGCATCACCAGTGCAAGGATGTACTTTGAATCGCAGTGCGAAATATCCATAGCCAGTCAAGAACTCCTACTGGCTTTGGATTCTTTTGATGACATCATTTATCTGCCAAAAGGCCCAGTTCAATCCATTGAAGATATTGGCTACGCAGACTCAGAAAACAATCAGCAATATATGGATGACTGGATAGAAGACCTAGTGTCTAACCCTGCAAGAATTACCCCTGCTTTTGGGCAATCATGGCCAGCAACCGCAGAAGTAGTTAATGCTGTGCAAGTCAGTTACACCACTGGCTACACCACCCCTAGCATGGTGCCTAAATTGCTGAAATCTGGGATGTTGTTCTATGTGGCCCATCTCTATGAAAACCGATCAGCGGTCACAGATGGTGACCTTAAAGAAGTTCCTATGGCTGTGGAATCTATCATCCAACAGTACACCTCAGGGATCTACCACTAATGCGCCCAGGACTATTGCAGTATAGGGTGGAGATTCAAACACAGACATCCACTAGCGATGCCATGGGTCAGCCTGTAAACACTTGGAAAACCACTCAAACACGCTGGGCAGGTGTAATGCCACTCACATCCCGAGAAGGTTTCTATGCTAAATCGGTTAGGCCAGAACTATCTCACCGGATCACTCTGAGATGGTTTGCTGGTTTGGAGCATGGCCACCGTATCAAAATGGATTCGCGAATTTTCAATATTGCAAGCATCATCAATGTTGATGAAGGCGACCACACTTTGCAGGTTGACTGCGTGGAGCTGGTGAACTAATGAGCAAACTAGACCGATCCATCCTTTTTAAAAAAGGTCAAACCAAAATAGAAGGACTTGATCAGTTAATATCAAAATTTAAGGAATTGACTGGTGGCAAGTCTGATACCAAGCTTGTATCAGCAATGCGCTATGCCCTACAGCCCTTGCAGAAACAAGTGAAGGCAAATGCACCCAAACAAAGAAGCAATAAAAATAAGTCTGGTAGAACTGGCCTACTTAGAAAATCAATTGCAGTTAAGGCTAAAAAGTTTGGCAGGGGAAGTAAAAAGAAAATATTAGGACTAGTGGGTCCAAAGTTCAGTACATCGATCACATTAAAAAATGGTCTTAAAATTGAACCTTTTCGCTATGCTCACTTAGTGGAAAGAGGCGCAGCATCACACACAATTTCACCAAGGCGCAAAGAAAAACAGAAAAGCTTTGTGGGTCCAGTTATGCCTGGCAGATTTAAAAGCTGGCAGCATCCTGGTGCTAGAGCAAAACCATTCATGAAGACTGCGCTTGCTGCTGCTGGATCACAAATATTTAATAGGTTTGCTGAAAAGATGGCTGAAATTATCTCTAAAATAGGGGTAAAGAAATGATTGAAGCTGATTTTTATTCCTACCTGACTGGTGAAGGATCTATCACAGCACTGCTGGGAACTAGGATCTATCCAGATGCCAGCCCGCAGAATGCACTGTTGCCACTTTTGGTATATGAAAAAACATCTGTTGATCGGCAGTTGACTTTGCGTGGGGCAACAGGTGTTTGCACTGCAAGGATCACCTGTGACATTTTTGCTACAAGCCGTACAGTTTGCGAATCGATAGTTGAATCAATTAGACTAAGGGTAGATGGGTTTCAGGGAAACTGGGACACCACTTACATCCATCAGTCCAGATTGGATTCGCAGGATGTGGGGTGGGATCTAGAATCTGCAAAGGATACTGGGATCCACCGAGCAACGATTGATGTGGTGGTCTTATTTACTGAAACTGTAACCGACTTTTTTGGAGGCTAGAACTATGGCTGTTCAATCTACTTATGGTGTTACCCTTACTGCTGGTTCTGCTGTTGCTGAGGTGATATCCATCACTCCACCAGTTAGCAAAATTGGTTCGATTCAGGTGACTAACCTAAGCACATCTAATCAAGCTCATGAATTTATAGCTGGATTAGAGGATGCAGGTGAAATGAGCTTTGAATGCAATCTGACCTCTGCAAATTTTGCTGCATTAAATGCAATCGCAGTAGCCAGAACGGAATCAGCTTTTGTAATTGCAATTCCTGCACCCATATCTTTTTCAGTTACTGTTAATGGATTTATCACTAGCAGGGGCATCAGTTCCATTGCTGTGGGTGATGAGCTTATTAAGTGTACTTTCACTGTCAAAGTCTCGGGTATTTGTTACCCAGACTAATTAGGAGCTTTTCAATATGGCTTTATCTCGATCACAGATCCTTGCTAAAAAAGACAACTTGCCTAGGCAGGAAGTTTTGGTACCCGAGTGGGAAGGATCTGTTTGGGTCAGAAGTCTGACAGTTGGTGAACGAGACAGCATAGATAACGAATTCAATTCAGCCCGAACTAAGGGTAAAACCCCTGACAACCTTAGAGCAAGGATGCTTATAAAAGGGTGCTGCGATGAATTAGGAAAACCGCTATTTACTGAGGCTGATATAGCAGAAGTGAATGTGTTACCTGCAACAATCCTTGAAAAGATCTTTGATGCGATTCTTAAGATCAATCGAATAGGTGCAGGTGCAGTAGAGGATGCGGAAAAAAACTAAGGGAAAGCCCATCGAGACTATTTTTGTTTCGATTGGCTGGCCACTTAAAAAAGATGGTGTCAGAGATCGAGCAGGATATGAGCCACAGTGAATTAATGGAATGGGTGGCATTTGCCAAGATCGAACCTATAGGGGATGCGCGATTAGATTTCTTAGCTGGAAGCATGCAGCACACCCAAGTGGCTTGCACCAGCACCAGCAAACACAAGTTATCTGATTTTATCCCTGACTGGTTAGGTGAGAGAGCAGAGCAGAAACAAACCCCAGCACAGTTGGCAGCGATGTTAGGTGGGTTAGTTACTAAGAAAAGGAAATAGACATGGCAGATACAAGTCTAGGTAGAGCCAGTCTAAGTGTTACAGCAGACCTATCAAGCTTCACATCTGCGATGGATTCAGCAGCATCAAAAACAAGTGGATTCAATAAAGCTAATAATCTAGCTGCGGATTCCACTAGAAAATTGATGGATGCTACCGATAAAGCCAACAAAATTAATGCAACTAGTAAAACACCACCCAAAGTTGCAGCATCCAATGGTGGGATGAAAATCACCGACATGATGGGCATAGGTTTCTTTACCGCAGTGTTTGACCGCATGTTCACCAGTGTAGGTAATGTCATTGGCGCAGTAGGGAAACTAGGGACCGACATCATTGATGCGGGTGCTAAATTCCAGCAAGTGGATATCCGGCTAGGTTCATTGACTGGTGTTTCAGGCATGGCTCAAGGTTTGCAAGACATCATGAAATCTGGACCCAGTGCGAGCTTTGACACCTTGGCCGAACATGCCACCCGATTAGCTGCCCTGAAGTTTGATGCAAATTCTGTGCAGGTGTTAACTGGTCAATTTAACAAGCTCGGCATAGCCCTTGGAAATCCTGAAAAGATCATGGCTTTGATCGTGGATAAGATTGGCGATATGGCCAGTGAAGGTTTTGCCACCACTGCAGCCTTGGACAAATTAGCTGAAGAGGGTGTGAACGCTTACAGTGTACTAGCTATGAGGATGCAGATTTCAGAAGCAGAAGCCAAAGCTGCTGTAGCTGCTGGAACTGTGTCAGTGGCTGAAGCATCATCAGCAATCGCTATGCTAGCCAATGATCCCAAGCACATTGAAGGATTTGCGAAAACAGCTAATAGCTTTTATGGCATTTGGCAGACTGCCAGCAATAACATCCTAGCTTTGTTCCAAAAGATCGGTGGTTACTTTGTTGAAGGGTTTAGCCTGGTTAAACTTTCAGACACGATCACCCAAACCTTTAAAAGCATTGGGAATAAACTGGATGAATTAAAACCCTACTTTTTAAAGTTTGGGGTATTCGTTTCGAGTGTGTTTAAGATCATTGGAAATTCGGTGGAGGATTTCTTTAAGGGCTGGACTGGGAAAGCGGAAGAATTCAATCTAGATGAACTGATGAAAACAGCAAAGGTTACTGCCCTAGATTTCGGTTCCTCCCTTTTAGAAGCAGTCAAACTAATCTCCATTGGGATGATTGAGCTGCTTAATAACACTAACAATTTAATCCATTCCCTACTTAAACTAAAAGGGTTACAAGGTCAAAGCTGGGGTGATTGGTTTAAACATATAGCAGGGTTAACCCCTGGCTCGGGTGCAAAAAGAGACCTGCTCGGCATGATGCAAGATAAACCACTTGTACCCATTAAAACTGATAAGACAGAAAAATTTTTCAATGATCAGATTAACAAGCTAGATATTTTAAAAAGAGAGGCAGCAAAGCCCCTTGAATTTGGACCACCTAAAAACCTTATGGGTCCAGCCTTAGATAATCTCGTTCCTAAGGTCAACGATGCCAAGGATGCTTTTAAGGATCTAAATGATGAGATCAATAGGAAGGAACCACCCAAGTGGGAAAAGTTCTTAGCAGATAACCTGACACCATTACAGATCTATCAGAATGAATTAAAGAAACTGAGCGCACTTCTAGACCCAACAGAAGGGCCAAACGGACTTAAAGCCTTTGCCATTGGTTCTGCTGCAGCTATCAAGAAGCTCAAAGATGCTACTGGGCTAGGCGGTCCTCAGCAGTTTGCATCGGCAGTGCAGGCTGGATCGGCTGCAGAATTTCAAGTCCGTGTGGATGAGATGGGCAAAGCCAAGAATGTCCAAGAAGAAATCAGACAACTCATGGAAGCTGCTGCTGAGATGGAGCAACAGCAACTTATAGCAGCGCAAGAAATTGCTACAGCTATTCAAAATTTACCAGGACTAATGCCAAGACCCCAAGCCATTGCTGTTGCAGTGAACCCATAAGGAAATAACCATGGCAATAGATCTATTTGAAGAGCTATGGCAGGAGAGAAAAGGAACTCTGGATAAGTCCTATCAGAATACTTTTTCGCGATCCTTCATTGTCCACACCGACACCCTAGAGCAGACTGATATTAGTATCTATGATGCAATTTATGCCCATGCTAGCTGCCCTCAGATTGGGGATCTTTTCCCTGGGGATGATGACAGCTATGCTCAGTCTGTAAACATCTCACCCGAACAGGATGATCCACAGACTTGGAAAGTCACGAT